GAGGCAATCGGCGCACTGGTTGCCCCTAGCCGTTTAAACAACTCATACTGCAAGGTTCCAACTTTGCAAAATATAGACCGCAATGTTGAAAGAATCCGCAACGGTGAAATCTCCGACATCAACGGTGACCGTTACCAATCTTTCAATCTGCAATCCTTCCAACGCCATGGCACACTGGAAATCCGAGTGCACCAAGGCACACTTAATGGCACCAAAGCGGTGGCATGGGCAAAGTTTATTGATGCCTTCAAAGATTATTCAGCCACCAACTTAATCACACTTGACGACCTCGGAATCAATGACCGTTTAAACAAGTGCGAATCCCTGCTAAACATCTTGATGCTGGCAGGCAACCTTGACCACAAAACTGGTCAGTATCTCAAAGACCGAGCAGCCTCAATTCAGGGGTAATCTTGGCAGCCTGCCCCAAGTGGGCAAGTGAGGGAGCGTTACCCTCAGCAGGCACTGGTACCAAATTGGTACCTAGTAAAAAGTTAGGTGGTGTTTAAACATGGACATGGCAATCTTTGATGGTCGCGCTTTACTACTGGTTGCACTCATCGCTGCAACATGGGCATGGTATTACCTCACCAACTAGGTGTGGTACAATTCACTCGTTAACTACTACAGACTGGAGATATAAATATGTGTGGAATCGCAGGCTTCTGCCTCAACCCAAAGCACAATCAGAATCAGACAGACCTAGCAGCACAGATGCTGCTGGATATTGAGCATCGTGGTCAAGATGCAACAGGTGCTGCATGGATTAACCCAACCTCGGGTAATCGTGTAATCAGCAAGGCACCAGTGGCTGCAACAAAATTCATTGCAACCAACGCAGGCAAGCAGTTATGTTTAAACGCTACGACTGCTATCTTGCATACTCGTTGGGCTACACAAGGCAAGCCAAGTAACAACGACAACAACCACCCAATTCCTCGTGGCAAAATCGTACTTACTCACAACGGACACATCAGCAACGATGACCAACTGTTTAAACAACTCAAGGTCAAGCGCCACGGGCAGGTTGACAGCGAGGCAGTCGCAGCATTGATTGCATTTACATCAGCGCCCATTGCCGAGGTGTTATCTCAGGTTCAAGGCACCGCAGCCTTGGCTTGGATTGAACAGGGCAAGGGCAACACGCTGCACTTGGCTCGTGTTAATTCATCACCGCTATGGATTGCACAAACTAAATCAGGTTCGTTGGTTTACGGTTCAACCGAGGAAACTATTGACAACGCAGCAGTCATGCTGGATTCCGAGATTGACTGGGTTTACTCAGCCAAAGAAGGCGAGTACTTCAAAGTCAAGAACGGTAAAATCATAGAGCACCTTAACTTCACACCATTTAAACAGGTGTACTCCAACAACTGGCGCTCAAAATACTGGGATAACTATGATGATTACAGTGAACACTCAAAGACATCTAGTTATTATGATTCACATTTATTCTAAGCAATAAAATAAATAGCCCCCGCAAACGCGGGGGTTTTTTATTTGCCATCAGTCTGGCATCTTCAATCGTTTAAACAATGGTGGCGGTGGCGGAGGTGGTGGGTCTGGCATGTCATCATGTTTAAACACATCACTTGACAACGCTGGTAGGATAGGTTTTACCAACCGCTGGTAGGTAAAACTGTTTAAACAAAAAAATAATTTAAAAAAGTTTCTGAATATCCTTGACTTATGTATACCGAACTGGAATCCTAAGGCATGTAGCAACTGGGCTACACAGAACAAAGGACTGGTATGTATCTAGGAACTGGCGACATCATCGCAACACTCATTGCAATAGTGGGTGCGCTAACCGTAATGGGATTAGCAATCAAACAAAACATCTCACTCAACGGTGAGAACACATGGCTACGCAATCGCAACAAGCAACTCAAGAAACAACTTGACGACCTTGCACCACTGCCTTGGTCAGTAGTAAAACCAAGTAAAGAATCGGTGGAGTAATGAGTAACCAAACTATTACCCCCGTATGGGGTACACGCATCGGCTTGTGTGCATGGTGCAATAAGAAAGCAACCACTAAATACCTTAGACCTGATTACCATGGTAACGAGGGTGATATAGATGCATACCAAGTGTGTGCAAAATGTATGAAAGAAGGTGTTGGTCGTGAGTAAAGAAACCACATACAACGGTTGGAAAAACCGCAACACTTGGAACATTGCGTTGTGGATTAACAACGACTATGCCCTATACCTAAGTGCTTGCTTATTTATGAAGGACTATAAAGGAGTCAAGCCTTATCGTGATTGGGTTAAGGTTGCAGGGCTAGAGAACAAGGCAACTATTGACGGCTGCAAGTACAACGCAGACGACCTTGCACTGGCTGACCTTAACAACATGATGAAAGGACTGGTGCTTTAATGAGTCACGCAAAATCAAGACTATATGTTAAAGCAAGGGCAGAGGCAGTGAACTTACTCATTGCTAAATACCAAGATGAATATGATTCCATGTTTAAACAAATTAAAATTGCACATGGAATTAAACCACGCATGACCAACGCAGAAAAGATTGCTCATTACAGACAAGCAATCGCAATGCTAGAGAGAGGAGAGAACCATGAGTAAACACCCCGAGGTTAAAGGTGTTGTTTTATTTACCGATGGGACATACGAGGAGCGAGTGTTTAAACAACTCTCGGACTATCAAGATGCAGTAGGTGGGCTGATTGAAATAGTTAAACTCTTTGATGCTTTCGGTAATGACTTCGCCACTGCTTATGTAAATGAGGAGGGCTTGATGCTTGGGCTACCGCTCAATGGATTCGGTGGCTCTCTCTCTTTCATGCTTGGTAATAATCCGATGCTCGTTGGCAACATGATTGTGGTGGGCGTTGATGATGGTGAAGGATACGACACCAACATTGACGATGGCTTACTTAACTTTATTAAGAAAGTCTTACCTGAACACACGGTGATTGCCAATGAACTTGTTTAAACATATACACCCGCATGCGCGGATATGGATAGTAACGGTAGTGGTACTTGGAATCTTTCTCGTATTCAATCCACGAGTACAGATAACTTCACACGCACCCAAGGGTGAGGTGGTTGCTTACTACAACAACGAGTACCAACGCCATGCAATTCAACGGTTAACTGAACAAGACAAACTTGAACAGTACCCATGCCTCTTTGAATTATGGACAAAGGAGAGCAACTGGCGACCTGCTGCATTAAACAAATCAAGCAAAGCAATGGGCATCGCACAACTCATGCCACAAACATGGGTCAATATAAAAGTTAAGCCAACCAAAGATGGGTTTAAACAGGTTGATGCTGGACTGCTATACATAGATAGAAAATACGGAAAGACTGGTGGGATATGCAGGGCATACGCTCACCACTTAGCGAAAGGCTGGTATTAAAATGCATCAAGCACTGGTACAAGAACTAACCTATCACTTGATAGACCAACACATGACTTACTCAATAGAGGATTGCAAACCACCTACCCTGCGACCAGTATCGTGTCAGGTATTATTAAATACCTTACTTGATTACATGATAGGGGCAGGTTATGCGAGTCCATACAAATCAAATTAAGGTTGAGTACCACAAGGTACTTGAACAGAGAGAGGTTCGTAATAGGGGTAAGGGATTAACTGCGTTTAAACTGAGGTGGAATCCACAACTAACTGAACAGGCTAGTTGCAAAGGGTTAGACACTGAGGTTTTTTACCCCGAGAAAGACATCTTTACCCTTGAGGAGGAGAGGCTTATGGGTCGCATGTGTATTGAGTGTCCAGTAATGCTCATGTGTTTAGAGTGGGGCATAGCCCATGAACGCAGTGGAGTATGGGGTGGCACCACGCCATACCGTAGGCAACAAGTGCGCCGCGCCATGAACATACAGGCTACTGACCCTCGTGGCATAAGCCCAAGTATGTGATACAGTACGACTGCTCATCTCTCCTATGAAGGGGAAGCGTAGGATAGGTGAGCATAGAAAAGCCCCTCGGGTTCCAGTCCTTGAGGGGCTTCTCTATTTTACAAACTTAATTCTTTAGCAAGCATGAACACTTCATCAGATAAATCATCAAGAGTTCCATCATTATAGATAACATGTTTAAACATAAACATATCCATTGCATGCTCTGATGTATGTCCATTAACTGCAGCATGATTGTGTCTATTGATACGCCACACATCACCGCTTCTTTGTTGAATAGCAGTGGCTTCATTAGGAAAGCGCACATCGGAGAACACTACTCGTTCGTATTCTTCTGCTCGTTTAAATGCTTGGTCAATCCAAAAGGTTTCACCAAATAGATTGCGACCTACCTCAGTACCAAACACTTGAAGTAATCTGCGTACCTCGGGGTTAGCCTTGGCTACATCCCAACCATACTCATCTACTAAATCAGCAACACGATTGCCACCTTCAACTATTGGGTTGAGTGTATAGATTGCATCACGCATAGGTAATGCAAAAGATATACGCTTAAACCCATAGTTTAAACACAACAATTCAGCAACTGTATCTTTACCTGACTGTGCGTATCCACTCAAACCAATAATCATTTCTTTATGTATCCAATCTGCTTGCGTTTAAACCACATTATCTTATCTCCAGCCAGGTAGATGTAGTATCCGATGTCGTTTAAACATATACCTATGTAGTACAACGGTAGTCCTATCCAGTTCCATGGTTTCATGCGTTGGTACTTGGGTCTAATCATTGTCGGGTTTCCTGTATCTGCGATTGTTCCATTGCGGTTGTTCTCCACCTAGTCTGTCTTGTAATTTGGTAAGCGCACGACTAACACGCTTACGCAAAGCATCCTCGGTTGCAGAGTATTCAATAGCGAGCGCATCAAAGTCCATGCCACCACCATCAAACCTGCGTTGAAGAAGCAACTTATCTTGTTCGTTTAAACGGTCAAGCGCACCTGATAAATCTGAAAGCATAGCCTCACGATTCATCCCCTCACTTGGCTTGCTTGACCTCTGAATAAAATCATCCTTAGGTGTGGCTGACTGTATCCATCTATCGTAAGCCCAAACATCTTTAAGTAACTCTTGAAGTATCTCATGTGTGTAATAGAAAGCATCGGAAGGTACGGACTTACTCTTGTATGCACGCTCCTTAGCAGCAAACTTCTGTGACTCATTATTAAATGTGCGTTTAAGTTTAAACACTAATGAGTCTTGACCTTCCCACTCCTCAATCTTGTGCCAATGTTCTACTGCCCAAAGACTTAGGTGTTGGAACACATCATCAGATGTCACGAGGTGGCGGTGTATACGCACGCATCGTGATGCTGATAGTCGGGCAACCTTGTATACGGTTTCCCATAGTAGTTGTTGTTCGTTATTCAACTGGCTCATTTTTTAACTTTCTCATAGCCATAAGTAAATCATCTACGGTTATCAAGTAACCCTTGCTTTTGTTCGGTGGTATGTCGCATGTAATCTCACGACCAAACTCTTTAATCGCATACAAGACATGCGTTGTAGGTACTATGAGTACGCCCTTCTCTAATACAAACGCCCAGTATGCAGCCTCAGTAACCATAACTCCTGATGGTTCCCAAGACTTAGACTTCATAAACCAACACTCAACTTCAATGTATAAGTTGTTGGTTACCCACCACTTTCTATCTCTCTTAACCTCAACTGTTTTGCCTTCGGTCAGTAGTTCCTCAACTAATTTCTCACCTTTTCTACCGTACCCAAAATCTAAATCAAACGCTGAGTTCTTTACCATGTTTAAACACCCGCTCTTTTACGCAATCCGTCTGCGCCTTCTGACAGGTAGACATCGTTTACATCCTGACCCTCAGGCATGAACACTGGGAATACATTGTCTAGTTCTCTACTTAAATGCTTAGCCATTTCACGACCAGCATTATCACCGTCACATAAAAGAATTACCTTTGCCCAATCTGCAAGCACACGAGTATAAAAAGATTTCCAGTTGTTAGCCCCAGGCAAACCAACTGCATTGAACCCTGCTTGTGTAGCAACCACTGTATCTAATTCACCTTCACATATAGCAAGGCAATCAGAGTCTTGATTCAGTGCATTAATATTAAATATATGTGTAGTAGCCCCTGGTCTGCTTAGATATTTCGGACCACCATCACTGTTTAAACTACGAAAGCGTATGTCAATCACCCCTGATGGAGTGAGATAAGGTATTGCTAACTTACCAAGGTAAGGTTCGTGTCCAATCTCAGGCTCTTTTACGAAGCCGAGGCGAAATGTACGAGCGGTCTGTTCTGTGATACCTCTGCTCGT